GAAATCTGCCTAGTAGGTGATCGTTCGCATCCGCGTACGACTGGTTTGGAATCCAGACGGAATGATCTTCTCTCCTACTACACAGTGATGCGCAAGCAGAGCTGACCATGGGCCGTCGCGTTTGTTGGGTCGGCGCACGTACCACTACTCTCAAAGGCCCTAGCCTTAGGAGAGCGCATGAGCGCACTTCACCAAGAGCCTGACCAGCTCAGCAACCCGTGTGTGCCAAACGACGAGATACAGTACGTTGGTCAGTACCGTGTCAATCGCCGTGGCAAGTCCGAGCTCGCGAAGCTCGCCAGGCGGAGTGGAGTCGTGATCGACTGGGGTAACTTTAAGTTGCTCGAGGAAGATTTCGACCTCATCCCAGAGAGGGACAACAAAAGTGTCTGGTCCCCAACAGCCATCCTGGAAGGACTCAGCCGTTACACCAGTGCGGTTCCAACCGCCCTCGTTGAACGGATCGAGGCCATTGCAGCCTGGGGTGGTACCGCAGCAACCAGTACCGGAAAGGCCACAAAGGCCACTCACCGAAAGGGAACGCCAGCGGTTTCCGCTACCCCCGCCGATGGAGCTAGCAGTAGCACCAGAGACGGAGGATCCACCTCTTCAGTGGGCGAAGAATCGCTCAGTGGAGGAAGGAGAGCTTGTCTTTCCTTGGTCCAAGGTGGAGGTCGTCGGGGAGTCTTTGCCAACCACTGGGACCCCCAGCTTTATGAGCGCGCAGTTGCTGCAGCGTTCCGTGAAGCGGGTAGAGGCTCGAGAAGGCTCACGCCTCTCAGTGAAGCTGAGGTTTTGGACGTTTACGTCCATCCTACTAGCTACGCTGGCTTGCCTCATCTCTGTCGGAACGACGAGGTCAGTCGCGATGACATTCTCAGTGAAGTCGATCTCATTCTCCGGATGGGGAAGTCTATCCCTCCTACTTTGGTGGGTAAGCGGACTCAGCATGGGGTGGATCGTCCGAAGAGTCGTCTCGTATGGATGGCTCCGTTGGCTTCGACTGTTTTGGATACATGCCTCTCAAAACCCGTCAGCGCGGGCGTACAGGGACGCAACTGTTTCGCGTACCGAACGAGCTTTCGAGAAGTTGGTTCGCGAATCGTAGACATGCAGTCGACGCGGCGCTTCGTGTACGGTCTGGATTTTTCAGGCTTCGATGCGTCACTGAACGCAAAGCTGATCCGCGATGCGTTTTCAATACTCCGGTCACATTTGGAGTTGGATCCAACCTGGTCTCGTTATTGGAACAGGATGGTTGAGAACTTCATACACACGCGCATTGTTCTACCAGATGGATCGATGTGGCAAGTTCACCGTGGCGTTCCGTCAGGGTCTGCTTTCACTTCGCTGGTAGACAGCGTATGTAACCTTATCGTCATTAACTACGTCTGGATTAAGCTCACCGGCCGTGCCCCTCGGTCACGTGATGTGAATGTCCTGGGTGACGATAGCGTCATCGCTTCAGACTGGTACGTTAGCATGGCTGATATCCAGTCCGCCGCACTAGACCTTGGCATGGTCTTGAGCGTCGAAAAGTCTCGGAGAGTGAGGCTTGGAGAGCGTGTGCCTTATCTCGGTCATGAGTGGAAGTGTGGTTTGCCACACCGAAACGAGCGTGACATCGCAGTACGTTTGGCGTTTCCAGAACGCTACACTGGTCTGCTAAAGGACGCTAGGTACTCTCTGTACCGAATGTTCTCGATGGCTGGTGACTCGGTGGAAGGTCTGCAACTTTTCTACCGGTACGTTCCATGGCTAAGTGACGATCTTGATCAAATCGTCCGAGACGTGATGTACAACTATCATGTCCAAAGCCTACTGCGTGACATGTCTGACCGCGAATTGTTGCGGGCATTGCCTGGCCGAACCGAGTTTCGGGTTCGTGTCGAGGGTGCTGATCTCGGCGTCCAGCGTCAGTTTAGTCCAAAACTGCTGCACGTCGGTCGCATCACTGGACCGAACACCA